TTCGACAGGAAGACCTTCAGCCATACCGATTGCGTAGTCACCCACAGCGATAGCGCGGTAAACTGCAACGCCAGAAGCGGGGCGAAGACTTGCACTGCCGGGGTCAGAGGTGTCTTCGAGGATACCGTCAGAGTATGTCTCCACGTCAGGGCCAGCACCAGAGAGAACCATGTAGGGAATCTGGGTGGTTTCAACGAAGCGAACATCTTCGATACGACCAATCTCACCATTCTTGATGTTTTCAGGAGTGGTGTAGAGTTGAGCATTTACCCAAGCGTTGTCTCTGCGGAGGAACTTGGCTTGGTGAGGGTGAATGAACGTAACATAAGCGTCCAAGTCGAACTTGGGGGCTTTGTTGGAAGCGAGAAGCTCAACCAAGTCACGAACCAAGTCCACGTCAAACGTGTCGGAAGCGAGAAGGTTGGCTCGTGACGCACGACCACGCGCAAATAGAGTCTGGGTATTAGCCAGAAGCGTGTCACGAATGAGCTTATCGCGGTCTTTTGCATAATGCTGTCCGAGAAGGATAGCGGCATCGTCCAGCGTGTTCGTGATAGCAGTGCGGAGAAGGAACTCCGAGACAGCTACACCGAGACCGTGTTCAGTAACAGCAATTTGCAGGGTGTCGGTGCTGATAGCAACCTTCTGAATAGTATCCTGCTCAGTGATGTTTGCGTTACCCTGAAGAGAATTATACTTCAGGAAGGTGATGGTGTGACCGGGCATCTTGCCAAGTTCTGTGCGCTTCTGAACAATAGACTCGAAACGCAGTTTAGGTTGCGCGGAGAAGAGAATCTCCTGTGAGTATACGTCCAGAACGACATTATCTAGCTGACTGAAAGCAGGATTGCCTCCGTCTGCACCAGCGATATTGAGTGGGTTGTTAGCCATTAGTTTTTATTCTCCTTATATGTGATTTATTTTTTGTTGTTAAGAGCCGAAGCGTTTACTGGCTGCTGCCCTAATATCTGCTCTCTGTTTAGCATATTGCTGCGGGGTCAATCCTCGCACACTTTTGAGAGTAGAGTCCAGAGCATCAGCACCACCTTGCGGTGGATTCCCGCCTTTTGGAACGGGAGGGGGTGTTACAGGAGGCATTTGCCCCTGTGGAGAATTACCATGACTATTTGCAGCATCACCCTGTTTTCCAAACCGTTCTTGAAGCTTTGCAAACTCCTGTTTAGCGGCTTGGATAGAGTTGTCAATTTCTTCTTTTGTGCCGCCATTGACCATAGCGACAATAAGAGCGTTCTCACCACCTTCCTGCGTAATGCGTTGGTCGCGGTAACGCTCAATAGAAAGTTGGTTGTTTTGTTTTTCGAGTTGAGACATACGCTCCGAGGTATTCTTTCGCTCCTCAGAGAGCATCTTCTCATACTCACTACTGATACGCTTCGTGGTTTCCTCAATAACAGCTTGAACGTCCACTTTACCACCTTTGGTATTGTTTTTTACGGTTTCAAGCTCTGAGGAAAGAGATTCCACTTTCTTAGCTGACTCGTCAGCCATCTTCTTCTGAGCCTCGATGCTTTCGGCATCTTTCGTAGCCTGTTCTTCCAGAGAGTTAATGCGGTCATAGAGCTTTGCTCGCTCTTCCTCACGCGCTTTCTGGATAGCGTTCTTTATCTCTTCCTGCGAAACAAGTCCTTCAAGACCTTTTTCGTGCATTGCAATAATTTGACGAGCTACTTCCTCAGTAAGCCCTAGTTTGACGAGTGTTTCCAAATCCATTTTCGTATATAGTTTCTGTGTTTGATTCTGGTGTTAAGAAAATTTTAGCGTTAAAAAACTAGAAAGTTACGGCATAGACCGTTTCTCTTTAATGTCGGGACGTGAAGATTTCTCGTCAAAATAGGTGCGAGAAGTTCCGTCATTGATGGGCTGGCTCATAGAACCTTTGCTTGTGCCAGTCATCTGTCGAGTCTTGGGGGCATCTTCAGCAAGGCTGTTGTCGCTGGTAAAACCAGCACCTTTCTTCATGCTGCCCGTTTGTTTGCTAATTTTAGCCTTGGGAGTTACTTGATTCATATTCTATGTGGGTTGGATTTAGTGTAGATTACTTTACTAAAACTCTAAACGTAACCTAAATCTACGGATAGGCAAGTAAATTTTTATTGAGTATCAGAGTTAAGAGGTTCTACTTTTTTAGAGTGAGATGCCTCAATCTTAAGGCTACCCTTAGATAAGTCCTCAAAAGGTTGGGACAGATATGGAGAACCCAAGAACACAGCAGATAAATTTGGAGGCATTACTTCTAGAGCTTTCTGCTTCTCATAGTCCATAGAAAGGGCTTCTCTCTTATCAGCAGCCAACTCAATAGCGAGCCTAGCTTCATCAGTAACACCTGACACTCTACGTATAGCTTCAGCTTTACTCCATATACCACTCTCGACCTTCTTGATAGCTGAGTCAAGTTCCTGCTGCTCGTCCTTCGGAAGAGGGCTGGTATATTCAATTCTGGTTTCATAAACACTCTCAGGTTCATCCGTAAAGGACTCAAGATTTGTTCCCATGAACGTAGCGTGGAACTTAAGGATGAGCCGATTAACCGACTTAAATCCGGGAGTATAGGTCTCCCTGCGTCTTCTGGTCTTCTCAATAAGGGGTTGGAACATCATCTGCATTGTAAGCCCTGAAGTATTCGACACTGCGACTTCATGGGAATCGAAAGCAATCTTAGGGGTCTCACCAAGCTTATAGATAAGCCCCTCAAGCTGCTCTAAGTATCGGTAAGTTCCCTCCATGTCTGTATCAAGCTGCAAGTTCTGAACCTTAGCGTCGGTAGGTAGACCTGACCAAACTTTGTTCGCTCCTCTTTCAAGAGTGGAAGCTTTAGCTCCGAATATCAAAGTCGTGGGTTCTGCGTGGTAGTTGATAGTGCGCTTAATAGAATTTGCTACAGAATTATACTCCTCGTTGATGGGGATGACATCTTCTATATCGGACTTACCATAGTTTGAGTAAGCAAGAGGGAAGTTAGAGAAATGAACAACAGGAATCTCTCCTAACAGGTTATCATACGTTCCCAACAACTGTTCATTCTCCCAAACTTGGAAGTAATTTTTAGCGATAAAAATAGAACGAATGAACTTGTCCCGACCCCTGAACATCTCGAAAGTGATAACAACAGCATCCATCTCGCCGGGGTTCTCCGAACTCCAAACAGGAAAGACGCTCTCAGGGTCGAGAACTTGAATCTTTACTTTCCAGTCTTCTCTAGGCTTAGGCGCATCTTGAGTGCCAGCATCAAGAGTTACGTATAGATAACCGTCTCCTGTTACTGAGCCGAACTGAAGTAAGTTCAAAGTAAGGTTGCTTCGGTCATTCTCGTCCCAAACATCATTGCAAATCTTGGCAATCTCTTCGTTGCCTTCACGCGCTTTTACTTTCCACCCTTTAGCTAAGAACCAAGTGCAACCCTTATCGACAATAGTCTTACAGAAGTTAAAGACTGCTTTCTTCTCACCGTCATAGAAAGGATTATCCCAATGATTCCCGTTGTAGAAGTCCCAATGTTTCTGGTATCGACTTTTCCTAGTAGTAACTTTGTCCCTACTCTCTAGCGTAAAGCTTGAGTTCATAGAGGCAATGGTCGCCAAGTCTTCGCTTATGTCTGAGAAGTCTCGCGTGGTGTTCGACTTCTTCTCCTCGATGGGAGAAGACTGCCGTTGGAGCATCATGTAAAATTCTTGGTTCATCTGAATAGGAAGTTTTCGTTAGAGATAGAGATTTCGTTGCTGTCAGCAGGAGTGTTAGCTCCCCAAGAAGCCATCATAAGACTGTCAGGGTAGTCATCGTGCGCTCCTTTTTCGTCAGTATGCTTAACCACCATCAAACCGTTTTTGTAATCTTTCTGAAGGTCTAAAAGCTGTCCTACAAACTTTCTATACTTCATAGTCTGCCGAACATCTTTACTGGCTGGAAAAGTGAGTCTGCCTCCACAAAAGTCTGCATAGAGTGACTTGTATCCGTCAGACTTTATTCTCGGGTTGAAGTTGAACCCGACTACTTCTACACCTTTATCAGAGGACAGCATACTATCCAGTCTGTCAAATATAGGAGAGCCACAGGTATTAGAGTCTGTGACTACTTTGGTTAAATTCGGATAGGTGACTAGGATATTGTAAATTTGCCAGAACTGTTGCTCATAGTTATCTCCTAAGAACTCCCACCAACCAACTACATGCTTCTTGTAAAAGGTGAGATGGTGCTCTCCGTCCATACGGAAGAAGTTGCCACTCTCTTCTGGGTTGTTCCAATTAACGGCTACGAGAGTAAGAACAGTGCTGTCGTGTGACCTACCCCAGTCTATACCAGCAACAATCTTGTAATGGCTGTATTCTCTGGGGAGACCGTCAAGATGAACCATAGAGAATATCCCGCCTATCTGAGCTACATTCGGCTGGAATAGCTGTTGCTGTGTGAGGAACATACCACGTTCAAAAATCCACTCGCAGTTATGGGCTACCATAGAGGACAAACAGAAGCTATGGTCAGTAGCCACAGTTATATCATACACTTTTTCGGGGGAGACCTCTTTCAAAGACTTTATACGCCTCGTATAATATCCCTTTTCGTAGAACTCCTGAGCCTTCTTAGTTCTCTTCTTGTCCAATATATCCTTCGACCCAAGCCCATACACCCAAAGTTGGTATACTTCCCCTCCACCTATCTCCCTACCATCTATATATGAGGGAGACTTTCTTTTAGACTGGTAGTAAGAGCAGGGTATCCTTAAAATAGATAATAGGTGCTGAAGTTGCTCTGAGAGCTTCTTACTTGAAGTGCTTATACCTGAGTAATAGCTACTGTTCCCTGAACGATTATAGCTTCCGTCTCCTTCTACAAAAGCTCGTATAAACGACTTTAGAAAAGGTAAAGGGGTTCGCAAGAACCACTCGGGTAACTTCTTCTCAGGAGCTTTTTCTCCAAACCAAGCCCTTAGAGTTAAGTTTAAGTCTTTACAATTAGTTTTTACCTCTAAAGCTGTAGGGACTTCTACTACTGCGAAAGTCAGTCCTAATACTTTCTCGCCTAAGTAAACAATTCTCTCTGCCTCTTTAGTCTCTTTTTTGCTTAAGAAAAAAGAAACAGTAGATTCGTTTGTTTTATTACTATACCCTTCTGCTACATACCACCCTAAAAATTCTCCTAGCTCTTTGGTTAGTTTTAAGTATTGCGGGATGGTATTAGCCTTAGTATTTCTCTTACTTCCTACTTCCTTAACAATTTCTATTTCGTCATACTCCTTGGTATAAGAAACAAAAGGTATAAGAAGTTCGGATTTTAGTGTTAAATTTTCGGCTTCTACCCACCCATCTGTAGTATAAAATCTATGGTCAAAAGTGGCTTTTATACTTTGGGAATGTCCTTTAGGAGAAATCTCTATAAGGGGCTTAGAGTCTCCTTTATACTGAAACTCAGTTACTCTCCTGACCTTTCCTGAGTGTCCTATTACTTTATCTCCTACTTTAACTTCTTCTAAAAAACTAGTAGACCCGTCAGACATCACCACAGGAGAGTCTCCTGTAAGACACCCATACGACATTCTGAACTCATCAGAGTCCTCTCCAATCTTGATTTTCTCTTTCTCAACATACTTACGATACATCGAGTTATACCTCTGACAAACTTGGT